ACAATCTTGTCTGGGTCACGAATACCCAAAACTTCCAGCATCTGACGGTGCAAAAGCGGCAGGTTATACATCTGCGGAGCTTGAGCAGCCAACTGAAGCGCTGCCTGATACTGCATAATTCGCTGCGCCATCGTCCCGGCGTTTGGATCGCTAACAGGAATAATGTCTACACGGTCATCAAAGTCTTCTACCGTTACCGCGTTAGCCTCGGTTTCATACGGATACTCAGTAGGGCCGTATTCCACCACAATGTCGCAAAGAATTTTAAGTTCTTCCTTCATTGAGGCGTGAACACGGGCCTGCACCGCACTGATAACCTTCATTTCGCGCTCTAGGAGCGCAAGAGTCGTGCCAACTGGCGCTTCGCCGTTTATATCGGCGGCTTTTACATCGCCAGCGGAAGCAAATCGTCTGCCATCCTCCACAATTTCCTGAAGCATCTGGTGTAACACCGCAGATGGCTCTTTATAGGGTAAAAATGTGATGTTATCCCTGATAACACCGCCCGGAACGTCCACATCGCGGAATTCTCCGGGCATAATTGGCGAATCATCGCCTTTAATGCGTAATCCCCGCGCTTTTAGGCCACCCGGAAGGTTGGCAAGCGTACCTGCGTCAACTAATTGGCGTAATAACGAGGTTGCTGACTTGGTTAGGCCGCCAATCATGTGAACTAGCCCAAACCCATAGAACCCCAGCCCCGGAAGGTACTGGTAATGAACAAAATGTTGACGCTTTAGCTTTAATTCATCGTCTTCTTTCCAGTTTCGACGTATAGAAAGGATAATGTTTGACGATTTATCGACAGTAATAACGTAAGGAAGTCCGATTTTTGTCGGTTCACCCGCTTCAAGGTCTTCAAAACCGGGTAAATCCACGTTAACCATTATTTCAAGCAACGTATGTCGTTGATCTACCTCATAACTTGGGTGATCGCCTGTTAATTTGTTGTATTTTGCCCTTATCTCTGTGGTGTCAGGAGCAGGAGCAGGTAATTCTACGTCCCGGTAAAAGCCACTTTGCTGTAATTTCAGCACATCGTTGGCTTCCATCTTCATAACATGCGTGGCTCGCTCTGCTGTTTCCAGATCAGCAGCGCCATAGCTGACTACAAAGTCCTCCGCTGGCACAAACATGCTGCAAGCCCTGCCTAAATTGGGGTCATAATAGACTTTGCGGAAGGCTGAGCCTGCAATCGGAAGAGAGAAGAGTAGCTTTTCTGTTTCTGTGCGGTACTCCGGCATCTTAACCGTCATCATGTAGTTAAGATAATCCTGTACACGTTCTGCTTGCTTGGTCTTTTCTGTAGTGAGCGTTCCTACGATCTTGGTTTTAGCAGGCCCACTTGCAGGAAATATTTCCATAATAGTCTGAGACTGGAACCTGACAACGGCTTCACTCAAGAGAGGATGAAACACGCCGCAAGCCCCGTCCCAAGGAGTAGTTCTGTCTTCAAAACGCATACCCAACAGATCAAGCCCTTTTATATAAGACTCTTCCCAGTCATGGCGGCTGGTGCGGTCGGCATTAAACATGCCAACCAGCTCACTGCCCAGTGTTTCCAGCTCGGCCTGCTCCATAAACTCTGCAAGGTTCGCTCCATGCTCGGTGGAGGTTTCGTCAAAGTCCATGCTGATTTCCATATCATCAGTAGAAATAGTCACCTCTTCGGGATTGACTATCTCTACCTCAATTTCGTCAGCAGTGGGGAGACCCGCACCATTGGTGTATAAAGCTTTCTCTATAGCCACTAAGTGTTAGTCCTGAATTGACCGCCTCTGGTTGCTGCGCCCATACCTCTTGCCTTAATGGTCTTAGACTTTGGTGCGCCCATGTTTAGCCTAACGCCCGTAGTAGCTGGCGCTCTACCACCTGTGCTTCTTTTCACCTTCTTATTGCCTTTATCCATTGTGCCTACGGCTGCATACTTTCTGCGCCCCATAGACTTCTCCATTCCTTCGCTTTCCTTTCTTCGGCTCTTGAGCGTCTGACCACCAGTTTTCTTCTTAACAACTCTGCCGCCAGTTTTCTTTTTGACAGCTTTGCCACCAGTTTTAAGCATCCTTCCTGTCAACACATCTTCGCCCATAGCCATGCGCTTGTGCTGGTTTATCTTGTTAGATAAGCCTGCTTTTGCTTTTCTGGCAGGCGCTTTCTTTTTAGGTGCAGCCTTGGTCTTGCGATTACGCATACCAATGGACTCATCCAGCCTGTCGTCATAACCCTGCTTCTTGGCCCTACCGCCAGTCTTTAAGCCCAGCCCTACAGCCTTGTCTCTGAGTCTGTGCATTTCATCACGGGCATCACGACCTCTTGCGCCAACACGGGCAAGCTCGGCTCGCTTGTCTGCTCGCTCTCTTGCATCATGTGGCCGTCTTGCTCGAACTCTGCGTAACTCATCGGCTGCATCGTCCTGTACGCCTATTACTCTGGCCTCTTCATCACGAAGGTTTCTTCGCATTCTGCCGCCACGATTATAAGGTTTCTTGACTGCCTTACCGGGTTTCTTGGCAGTGCTGTTAAATTTACTGGGCATATTTCACCTCTATGGGTATTAATAATAGTTGGCCGTTCTTGGCATGTGCTGCTCTTCGGGTTCATCCGAAGACAGGCTTAGAAAGCCTCCCTGCCTGAATCTGAGTAATGCCTGAGTGGATGAGTCCACCAAGTCATCATGTTCGCCCACTGGAAAGGCGGCGAATTCGTCTACAACTTCTTCGGCGAATCTGGTTTCTGGACACCACACTACACCTGATGCGAACAAGTCAGCAACAGCGTTAACCCTTGCGATCTTGTCGTTACCCCGTGTCGGGGTATATTCAGCCACCGGAATACCCATTGCCCTGAGTTCAAATATCAATGGAGTGCCTGCGGCTTTAGCCTCAACAATGAAAGCATCGGGCTTCATTTCAAGATAAAGCTCATGAGCGACTTTTTTGAGTTCGGGGAATTCAAGACGTTCTTTGTAGGCATCCAGAAGGATGATATTGGGCTTGGTACGCCCTTCGTCATCAGGAGCGTAGAAAACGCCCCATGTGGTGCAGGCTGAGTAGTCAGCCCGTTCTGTCTTGAGAAAAGCGGTATCCCAAGACTGTATTACGAATTCGCATTTAGGTGGATGTTCCTGTTCCCACACTCTCCACCACTCCTTTTTGACCAGCGCCCCTTCTTCGGCTGTGGGTATCTGCTGGTACTGAGCGTTCCACTTGCTCGGGGGCAGTTCGCTTTTAAGAGCTTCCAGCTCTTTAAGACTCCAGAATTCCGGCCATAAGGGATTGCCTGACGGCATGAGTGCCGGAAACTCTATTATTTCCCATTCATCTACCCCTTCTCTTTGAGTTGAGGACTTGACTATCTTTCCCGTCAGATCACGCATATGCCAGCGTGTCATAACGATAACGATAGCTCCTCCGGGTTGTAGACGTTGGCGAGGGCCGGATGTGTACCATTCATAAGTCTTGTCAAAGACAGAGGGGTCAATGCTCTGTCCTTCCTGCTCACTATGAGGGTCATCAATGATGAGCAGGTCAGCGCCCTTACCTGTTACCGCACCACCAACACCGATAGCGAAGTATTCGCCACCTTTATTGGTACTCCATCGCCCAGCCGCTTTGGAATCGGCCCTTAATGCCAACTTTGGGAAAACCTTTTTAAAATCAGCGTCATCCACTAGGTTACGAACCTTCCTGCCAAAACCAACTGATAACTCAGCGGTGTGTGCAGTCTGAATGATCTTCTTCTCAGGGTATTGACCCAAAAACCACGCAGGCAATAGATAAGAAGCAAACTCACTCTTTGTATGACGCGGCGGCATGTTAACAATCAGCCGCTTTAAATCACCACAGGCAATGCGTTCAAAAGCATCGGCCATGATCTTGTGATGGCGGCCTTCAATAAAGGCAGGCCACATGTGTCTAACAAAATCAATGAAATGCTCCCGCGCCGCTTCCCGCTTCTTGGCGTTATCCAACGCGGTTAATAAATCCAGTATTTCTTGCTGCTTTTCAGGAGGTAACTGATCTATCGTGGATAGCACTGAAGGATCAACTTTAACAGACATAGCTTCTCCGAAGGTTGCGCCTTCCTACGTTATATCACGTTACGTTAATCAACGATGCGTAACTCACTCTCGAATCCCATCAAAGGGATTCGGCTGTTACACCAGATCGTGATATCACGTTGTGCGTTGGCGCAACTTCGATAAGTGTAGCATATAGTAGCTATTGACAGGTACATGTCAAGTGTTACAGAAGACGTTTCGTAAATTCCAGTTGGTATTTATAAAATCCCAATTGGTATTTTCGTTTCTCCTGACAGGTCAGGTGCTAACGGTTTAGTTAAACCAGTTAGTGGGTTAGTTAACCCAGTAGCGGGTTAGTTAAACGCTTACTGCTGACACGTCAGTAAGAGTTAAAACCGTAGCTACTGTTTTTAATGTGGTAGTTACCATTTTCCAAAATTTTGCAGAAAATTTTTTGCCGATATTTGTGTGGCACTATCTGACGAAAAAAAGGGTTGAGACATATTACAAGTGATGCGTGAAAAGTGAGGTGAGATGAAATTTGCGAAATCGTTTGCGTGGAATAGTATGTATATATGCACGAGTCGCTCTGTGGTTCGGGGGGGGACTATCTATCAAGGGGTGGCTGACTGGTAAAATGTGACACTTGACGCTTATAAAAAGTGACACTTGACCCCTCGTTGATTAAGTGTGACACCTGACGTAATAAGACACCTGACACCTTGCGACTAATGTGTTACACCTGACTCCTCATCAGCAACATCGTCAGCGATGAGTGCCAGCTCGCCCAGTTTACGCTTGAGGTCACCAGCGATGTCTTCACTATTACGCTCGGTCACGTCTTCTATGCGAGTCGTGTACATGCCGCTGGTCTTAGCGAGTATGGACAACGATTGAACCTGCGTTGGTTCTAGATCGATTGTTCCAGTAATGTGATCTCGCAGAGTACGAGTCACTAATTCCTGACTGGAAACGTGACGAGCTAGATTAACATCCTCTTTTCGCTTGATTAGACGATCCAGCGCTGTGCGAATGATGGGGTTCTTCATTAGCCGTGCAGCCTCACGCCTAGCCGTTGCTGGCTTGCCACTACTAGAATATGCAATTCTGTAACTCTCAGCATGAGTCTTTCCGTCCGAGATAGCCTCAATAAACTTTCGTTGTTTAGCCGTTATTTCATCGCTCATCTCAATCCAGCTCCTGATCTGGTGTTGCGAGCAAGTATATCTGCCTCCTACTGACAAGTCATCATTAGACGGCCTCAGAGTCTCTGTGACGCATTTGCTTGTTACCCCTAACGCTAGTATCTGTGACTCGCTAACGTTGCTTAGACGGATTTCGCCATATATGACATGTGTTATGAAGTGACGTAAGTCATTGTATTCATTACATAAAACGCATAATGCTGTTATGGGAGTGTTATTCCCTATAGATAGAAGAAAGATTATTTATGATTTATTGTTAAAGAGTAGTGTACTTGTGACGTTAACTGTGTTTATACTTGACACCTCAGCAGCACGGGACGCTGCTTATCTTTCGACACTGCTACGGGATGCGGCCAGACCCACAGGGCAAACTGGCAGAGAGACAGCGGAATCCACGGCAACCGCTGAATAGGCTGAGAGGCTGTAGGTAAATTAACCGGACTCCTGAGATGCGTTAACACGCATGGCTGCAATCGCCGCCCACTGGCTCACAGTGCAAAGGGTTAGCTTCATCATCGATGCGGCTTTGAGGATTGAGCAAACGCGCACCAGCAGCATGCCATTAAAGCTGCCTACAAAGAGTGCGCCAGTCATGAGGTGCTGAGAACCTCGAAAGTAATACTCGATGTCGCTCACTGAGTGGCATCTATGAATTACTTTTATTCACTACAGGAGTACGACTATGAAATTAGTTTACTGGGTAGCACCTTGCCTAGACGATTCAAGCGCTTACAACATTCGGGCCAAGACTCGAAAAGAGGCGAAGCGATTGCTGGCACAGCACCGCTCAGGCGGCGGCGGTGTCACCTACGGCGAAGTGCAGCGGCATGAAGTCCACTATAAGGATGGTTTTGATCTGGTGGATCAGGCGCTCGGAGATGGAAACTTGTACGAGCCTGACTATTAGAAGTCATATCGAAGCGATTGGAAACAGTCGCTTCTATTATGGTTTTTCACACTATGAAACAAAGAAGGTAGCAACATGAACATCACCTATGAACTCACCGAGCATTTCAGCGAGCGAGTGCGGCAGCGCCAGCTAACTGATCGGCTCGAACAGATTGCAGCCGCAGTGAAGCATGGCCGCAAGATTCCCCAACGCACTAAGTCCGGCGAAGTACGCCCGAATTTATTTGCTCACATTGCTAACGACTTGACAGTGATAACAGCGCAAGTCGGAAGCATCACTAAACTTTTAACAGTCTATGAAACCAACGAGGCAACACTATGAACAAAGACAACGCACCAACTAGCGTGAGCGCCGCAGTGAAGCAGGCGGCTGCGAATTTCATGATCATCAGCGTGACAGTCGGGCTATGGCGCGGCTGGCAGGAACTACCACAGGCAGCAGCGAAGGCGGCTGCTGAGGCGGGAGTGACTCACGATAAGACACAAACGAAAGTACCAGTGCTGGGCGAGTTCCATCACAAGCTGTCCGATGTCGTGTCGAAGTTCGCCAGAACCCGCAATCTGCTGGACGAGCTGGCTGTCGGTAAGTTCCAGAAGGGAACGCCGCAGCGTCTCATCTATGTGAATAAAACGCCGGACATACTGGCGAAGCTAATCGAGCAAAAAAACGTGGCCTATGCAGCGCGTGATGCTTTCCTCCCGCAATATGAGGAGTTTCTGGCGCAGGCTCTCCCATCGCATGGCAAGTGGCGTAGTGAAGTGGCAGCTAAGCTTCCCAGCGCTGATGAGCTGGCCGCTAAGTTCTACATCGAAATTCATGACCCTAAACCAGTACCAGCAATGGACATGGCCGCGTATGGCTGCGTTCCCACATCCACTATGGGTCAGATTGTCGAAGCATCCAACGCAGCTCTGGCTCGCACTCTCGAAGACGCAAAGATGGAAGCGATTGATCGGGCAACGAAAACAGTCCAGAAGATTGCTGACCAACTCAGCAAGGATCAGGCTCGACTTAGCCCGTCCCTCCTGACCAATGCTAGGCAGGCCACTGACAATCTGCGCGACATGGCAATCGGCTATGACAACGACATAAAACTGACTGCTATTGCCGACATGATCGACAACGACATT